CAATATGATTTTTATGAATTAGAAACATTTGAAGTTACAAAGGTTTTACTTGATTATGAAGACTTACCAAAACAAAAAGACGGTCATCCAAATTATTCTTATTATGGCGCCGTAGCAGGTAGATTTGTAATCAATAAATCTCAAAGTATAAAACCAGAAGATGGACCACAATTAGTAAGACCATTAGATCCAAAAATAAAAAATTATCCTGTTGTTGGTGAGTTAGTTGTTGTAGGTAATTATAATGGTAAAAGTTATTATTGGAATACATTAAATACTTTTAATTTAGTAAATGAAAATTCAGTTCCCGGTATAAGTTATATAGGAACTGGAGAATCACCACCGACTGCACTTACAAAGTTTGGAAAAAGATTTGAAAGAAATGGATCTATTAGACAAGTAAAAGCAGAGGAGGGTGATTTAATATTACATGGTAGATTTGGTAATTCTATAAATTTAGGAAGTAATGATAATAGTCCAGTTATAAAAATACGATCCGGACAAAGAACTGATATACAAGGTAAGATTAAATCAGGAGATGAAGACGATGTAAAAAGTATGAAAAATGTAATTAATCGTGGGGGTCCAATACCAGAAGATATTAATAAAGATAAAAATTCAATTTATTTATCTACAGGTAAAAAATATATTATAAGAAATTCAAATAGTAAATATAAAGGTCAAGAGTTAATAGCCGAAGGTAATAGTATTATTATAAATTCTGATAAATTAATATTTAATGGTAGAAATGGTAATGTTAATATTAGAGCTTCAAAAAATTTATATTTAGAAGGAGATGAAGTTTTTATAAATGCAGGTAAAGGTCAAACTATAAAAATGGGTGACCCAAGAGCTGTATTTGTACCAACAGTTAGAGGTGATGTATTATTACAATTTCAAACAGATATATTAACTTTAATGAGTGATATATTAAAAGCATTATCTGGAAGTCCACCTAATATTGCAATAGCTGCTTTGAAATTACCACCTAAACTTAAAAGATTATTTGGTGTAATTACAAAACAAACATTTTTAAATAAACAAGTAATGACAGCAGATCCAAATATTAAATTACCAGATTTACCAAAAATACCAGAGTTACCTGAACTTCCTACTGTAGAGTTACCTGATATACCAAAACCGGATATATCAGGAGTAAATGTAGGTGTTAATATGGAAGATTTAGAAACTATAGAAAAATTAAATAACTTATAAGGAGTTGATTATGACTAAACAAGAGTTACAAAAAATCATACAAGAAGCAGTTCGTAGAGAAGTGAAAAAACAAATAAAAAAGATATTTATAAAAGAAGAAACTATTACTCAATTAAAAGATGTAGTTCCACAAGTTTCAAAACCAAGTGAAGAAAAACATTTTACTAAAAATAAATCTTTAAATAAAGTTCTAAATGAAACTGTTGGGCTTTCAAAAAGAGATAAACGATCTGAAGAATACCCAACATTAAGCGGAGATACTTTTGATACTTCACGTATGGGTGAACTTATGGGCTATGGTAAATCAGAAGAAGTTAAACGAGATATGGTAGCTGTAGATACACTTCAAAAAGCTGGTAAATCAGTTGAAGATGTTCCAGAACACATTACAGATGCTTTAACTCGTGATTATAGTAAATTAATGAAAGCTATGGAATAAAAAAGGATAAGATAAATGCCGTCAAGTGCTAAAGAATTAGATTTAGATCCAGATGTTTATATAGGATTAACGTATCCTATTAGAAAAGGTATAATGACAGATTTTGAATTAACAAAAACTTCTTATGAACAAGCAGAGTATAATTTAACAAATTTACTTTTGACACAAAAAGGAGAAAGAGTTTATCAACCAGAATTTGGTAGTAATTTAAGAAGAATTTGTTTTGAACAGGTAGATGATAATTTACTTGAAACAATTGAAACAGATATTAAAAATACAGTTGAACAATGGTTATCATATATTATTATAAATGAAATAGAAGTTTTAACTGATGATGGTAACACAAGTAAAATTTATATACAAATAAAATATTCAACTATTATTGAATCATTTAGAGAAAATACTGTATTAGTAGCATTTGATTCAATAACTTAAATAGGAAACATAAATGGCCCGCACAAGTGTAAAAAAGAATGTAGTAAAACAAGTAAATTATCTTAATAAAGATTTTAGTGATTTTAGAGATAATCTTATAGAATTTGCTAAAGTTTATTTTCCAAATACATATAATGATTTTAATGAGGCTTCACCGGGTATGATGTTCATAGAAATGGCCGCATATGTCGGTGATGTTCTTTCTTATTATATTGATTCACAATTTAGAGAATCATTATTAGCGTATGCAGAAGAAAAACGAAATGTATATAATATTGCACAATCATTTGGTTATAAACCTAAAGTAACATCACCCGCATCAGTAGTGTTAGATGTATTTCAAACAATTCCCACAGTAGATGGCACAGCAGATTATAGATATGCATTAAATGTAAAAGCCGGAATGACTGTAAACGCAAGTGCTACTGGAACAACATTTAGAACATTAGAAGATTGCAATTTTAAATTCACAAGTTCATATAGTCCACGTGAAACTACTGTATTTGAAATATCTGATGGCGTTACAACTAAATTTTTATTAAAGAAAAAAGTTAAGGCAGAAAGTGGTACAGTAGCTTCAGAAACTTTCACGTTCGCTTCAGCAGAAAAGTATTCACAAGTTAAATTATCAAACACAGATGTTATAGAAATAATTTCAGTAACAGATAGTGATGGTAATAATTGGTATGAAGTAGATTCTTTAGCAAGAGATACTATTTTTGAGGATATGGAAAACAATGATAGTACAGATCCAACATCAGTTATTAATAGAGATACTGCTCCTTATGTTTTAAAGTTAAAGAAAACTTCTCGTAGATTTAATGTTTATATAGATGCGAATGATAAAACAATATTACGATTTGGGGCTGGTATTTCAGATAATCCAGATGAAGAAATTATACCAAATCCAAGTTCAGTAGGTTCATCTTTACCAGGTAGTCCATCTTATTTAACAAAAGCATTTGACCCTTCAAATTTTTTAAAAACAAAAGCTTTTGGATTAGCCCCATCTAATACAACACTTACAGTTAAATATGCATATGGTGGAGGTATTAGTGATAATGCTAATGCAAATAGTATTACAGCAATATCAAGTGTTAGTTTTGGTATTCAAGCTAATTTATTATCATCTACGTTAGTACAGAACGCTAAAGATTCATTGGCAGTTACTAATCCAAACCCAGCAACTGGAGGTTCTGCAGGACAAAGTATTAGAGAAGTTCGTGAAAGTGCACTTGCATATTATCAAGCTCAACAACGAGCAGTTACTAAAGAAGATTATATAGTAAGAACGTATTCATTACCATCTAAATATGGTAATATAGCCAAGGCATTTATGGTACAAGATGATCAACTTAATGAATCTATGGGATTATCAAATCAAAATAGTTTGATTACAGCCGATGATGTTGGTAAATCAGTCAAATCAGTTTCAGTAAGAATACCAAATCCGTTGGCTATGAATTTATATACTCTTGGATATAATGCAAACAAAAATTTAGCACCGTTAAATCAAACAGTAAAAGGAAATTTAAAAACTTATTTATCACAATATAGATTAGCAACTGATGCAATTAATATTAAAGATGCATATATTATAAACATCGCAGTTGATTTTGCAATATTAACAAAACTAGGATTTAATAAGAATGATGTTTTATTAAGATGTATAGCAGCAGTTCAAGATTTTTTTAATATTGATAGATGGCAAATTGGACAACCAATAGTGTTATCAGATATAGCATATGAATTGTCATTAATTGATGGAGTTGCTACAGTAGTACCGCCAAAGGAAAATAATCCTAATAATTTATCAATATTAATAAAAAATAAGTATACATTAGCGGACGGATATTCAGGTAATTTTTATGATATTGATAGTGGGATGATAGAAGGTATATTATATCCTGCATTAGACCCAAGTATTTTTGAAGTTAAGTATCCTAATTCTGATATACAAGGAAAAGTATTAGGTGATAATTTAGGTACTGGGGGATAGATAGATGCATTATTTTACATTTGCAGAAAAAGATACAACATTATATCAGGCTAGTAGTAGTTTAAATGCCGGTTTAGATGAGATATTAGAAATTAAAAAAGATGTCAGTGATACAGGAGCGTCAGTAAATGTTTCTCGTATTTTAATAAAGTTTGATTTAAGTTTTATTTCTAGTTCAATAGGATCCAGTTTAATACCAGCACCAAGTAAAACTGCTAGATGGGGTTCAAGATATTATTTAAATTTATATGATGCTCATTCACGTAATTTAGCAGTTTCTCAAAGTTTATATGCACACCCAATAAGTGGTTCTTGGACAATGGGAGAAGGTCATACGTATGATAATCCAATATCTAGAGAAGGGGCAAGTTGGATATATAGACACGGTAAAACTAATGGAAAACTTTGGCTTAATACGGTAAGTTCATCTGGAGGCCAATGGTATTCTGGTAGTGGATTTCAAGAGTCTTTTGGATTTAATCATAAAACTTCAGATATGAGGATGGAAGTAACAGATATTGTAAAAAATTGGTTGAGTGGTTCAATACCTAATGAAGGTTTTATGATTAAACGTAGTGGTAGTATAGCGAATGCAAATACTGGTAGTGATGAAGGTAATACAGATAGATTTGGTAATTTAGCATTTTTCTCATCTGATACTCATACAAAATATCCACCAACTTTGGAAGTTGTATGGGACGATTCTAAATGGTCCACGGGCTCATTATCAGCATTATCTCGAACTAATTTAGAGGATACGGTTTTTTATATGAAAGGATTACGAGAAGAATATAAAGAAAAATCTAAAACTCGTTTTAGAGTTGTCGGTCGTGAAAGATTTCCAGATAAGACATATTCAACAACACCGTCTAATTTAACTGCAAAATATTTACCAAGTGGTTCTTCATACTATTCAATTGTAGATGCCGAAACAGAAGATGTTATAGTACCTTTTGGTAGTGGTTCTAAATTAAGTTGTGATTCAACTGGTAATTATTTTAATCTTTGGATGAATGGTTATCAACCAGAAAGATATTACACTCTTAGATTTAGAGTAGTAAGTGGTAGTGGTACGGTAGACGAAACAGATCAATATTTTGATGAAGGATTTACATTTAAGGTTTCGCTGTAATGCCATATACAAGAGATGAGTTAGAAAATGTAGAGTTTTATCAAGAGTTTGTGGGTAATTTAAGAAACTCTTATTTAAATAAAATATCAAACAACGTAGCAAACTTTTTTAGAGATGAAGCTGGAGCTCTAATTTCATTTGAAGATGTTTTCACTGGTCTTGGGTTAGAAGACGCATCTTTAGAAGAATCACTTTACGCTAGTGTATTACCTGTTGAATTTTATATTGATGATTTAGGGTATAATATGTTGCATACTATAACTAATGAAAAATTACCTAAATATTTAAAAACAAATAATTTAGAGAGTATTATTGATAGAAATATAACTGAATTAGCAGAAGATTTATATGCGGACGAATTACCAAGTGGAATTGTTAACGGTGCGGTTGTAAAAATGGAAACAGCTAATGATACTAGAAAGTGGAGAATAGAAAATAATCAGAAAAGACTATTTTTAAATTTGACTGCTTTTTTTGGTAATGGACACACACGTCAAGATTTAATAACAATTGATGAGTCTATATTAAAGAATATACCTAATGGAGATCCTATAGCATAATGAGTAAATTAAATGCAACAGATTTAGAACTTTTACAAACTGGCCAAACTATTGATTTAAGTAGTACAGAGTATGCATATTTAGGAGGAGAGTTTACTGAAAATCCCAATGATTATATTGAAGTTTTAATATATGATACAAATGAAACTTTTTTAGAAAGTGCTGTAGTTGATAGTGGAGATTATATATATGATGAGGGAGAAGGAATAAAATTAAAAACAGGTACTATATTAAGAAAATTAGGTTATGATAGAGGTCGTTATGTAGTTAAAT